ACTTGAATTATCTAAATATCCCATATTATTTTACCTTTATTTTAAATAAATATCATTCAAATAGATTTTATGTTAATATAAAACTACCTCCTTGACCTGGATTATTTGTATATGTTAATTGATTTGGATTTGCACGTAAAATTTCAACAACAGGTCCGCCATCTGCTGTTTGTGTAGTACTAACATTAAAATTGGCACTTGTCATTTTAGCACCGCTATATCTTTGATTATCAATTCCAGCTGGTAAATAGTCTTGAAATTGTGCAAATGTTAAACTAGCAGATGTATTAGGTAATATTTCTGTCACTTGTCGAAACTCAGACAAACTTGCAGATATTATAGTCGGACAAAGAGCTTCACTTCTCCAATAAGGAGTCGACGCAGTAATAGGTGTACTTCCAGAAAACAATAAATATTGATACGAATACGTAGTTCCATCATATTTTTCTTCTTGCGATGAAGTTAAATATCCTTGCCATTGATCATCATCTAATCCTTCAATTTCTAAAATTTTACCTTCTATAGAACCTTGATAATTTAAATAATCTGCAGAACTAGTAGGGGCAACATCCGTTAATGTAGTATCATATCCATCATTAAATCTTTCAATCGTAGGTAATAACGAATCTTTACTTCTTTCTAATACATTTGGTTGTACTAATAGTCCTGTTAACGTGTTAGCACGTGCTGGTAAAAGTTGTTCTAATTGTTTAAAGAAAGATAAATCAAACAATGTAAATATACGGATATATGCATTTATATCATTTGATTGTGAATATTTTTTCCAATAATCTCTAGCTCGTTGTATTAAATCTGGATATGCTTTTGCATTAACATCACCAGGATCTCCAATATAATCATCTAATGCAGTAAAACCTAATTGAGCAATAATATCTTCATCAATCATAGTTTGTGGAGAAAAGTATACTCCTAATTTTGCACTATCTAACGGAGCTTTATCAAACTGTGATTTTTCAGCTCTTGTTCGAACATTTAATTCTGTTACTAATTCGTTATTTTCTAAACGTATTTTATTATCATCAAAAGTTCCTGCCCCTAATGATATACCGTCATAGTAATATGTTTCTTCTATAGAATCGTATGGAGTATCATTGGTCCAACTTGCAAATGATGCTGATATGCCAGAAGGATTTGGTTCAACACCTAATAAACTAGATGTTGCTGCGTGATCTATTTTTTGTGTTAATGGCAATCTAAATACTAGTTCATCATATGCTGATGTATTACCATCATATGCAGCTGGTGCTTTCACGTGATTGTTGAATGCTGAATCTTGCAGACTGCTAGTCCATAATCTTAATTCTTGAAGTTGCCCTTCTAAACGACTACCTCCTGTAACACCTCCTAATGTCAATGTTCCTGAGCTAGCAAAAGATGCAGTTGTAGATGCAGACACTGCTCCAACAATTTTACCATATTTTGCTTTTTTAGCAACTACGTCTAAATTAGTTCCATTTTTTCTTAAAACAGCAGTTAAATAACCTCCATCGAACATTTCAATATCAGCACTACTAGTTCCATTAATTTGTATCGAACCAACAGTACCAGATGTATAATCTAATGTTACTGTGTTACTTCCTATAGTAAATAAATTCATTGTGTTAGGAAGTAATGGATTTGCAACAACGTCATCTGTACGAAAACGAAGTTCAACTGCTTCTATAGGCTGATCGTAATTTACAGTAACCGTACCTGCTGAATTATTAATTAAATCTAAAGCATAATCAAAATTTAACTTTTCATATACTGGAGCTCGTTCGAGCCTAGGTCCTCCATATTCATTAATACTAATCATCGATTGCGGAATACCATAACAAGAAAGTAATGCTTGAATACTACGTTTAGTTCCTTTAGATTTTAACAGCAACGGTAAGTTATTTATAATTCTTCTCCATATAGTATATGTAGATTTTTCTCCTGATACTGACGGTTCTCCTATTGTATTAGAACCAGTTATCGGAATACCATCTTCTGATACGCCTAATGCATATTCCCATAATTTTTGTCCTTGATTACCATTTGTTAAATTCCATCCAAATTGTTTAGCAACAGAATATAATAATTCATCAGGCATTCCTAATTTAGGATTTTCTTCACGTTTATTTATTTTAGTCATATGATTAATATACGTGTAAAGTATATCATAATGATGACCTAACATGTTAACAAATGTAGTTAAAGGAACATTATCGGATTGTAAACGTATATGTTCTGGTATACTTCTAACTAATGAATTATTATTTATATGATCATATAATGAAGCCGATTCATATACTCCATTAAACCAAGATTCAAATTGACTTGAAGAAATTGAATATAATGCATACGGCACTGTAGAATTCGTTTTAGGCACCGGCTGTATATAACTTCCTGTTACTTCTGGAACATTTGCGTTTACTACCGGTATATCATATGTAGTTAATTTAGAAGAAGATTCATAGTATAAAAAATGTTCAAAGTTATCAAATCCTCCAATTAAATTGGTTTTAAGTGTTTCATAATCTTGTGCATTAGTTGTAGCAACACTTCCAGAAATACTATTTAATGCAACACTCTGTGATGTATAATATTCAATTAACTGTAATTTATATCTAAAATTATCTAAACGCTCAGTTGCTGAACTATAAAATATAAAGTTATTGAAATCAGAATAATCAATATTCAACTTCATTCCAGACAAACTACCAGAAAAGAATTTGTCTACTAGTTGTTGAGATGTAGAAGTTGATGAACCTAATAAATCATTCCAATTTTGCAATCCTGTTTCTGTAGATGTATCGTAAGAATAATTTGCTTGCCAATTTGGTCCGCTTAAAACATTTGCTGCAATTTCTTCAATTATTGGTTCGATATTGATATTGTCAATATATGTTGGTTTTAACTGTTTAACTACCCAACATTTAAAATCTTGCTGTATATCTTCCGTTAACGGTTCGTGCAATTTAACATATAAAAAATCATCAATAATAACGCTATTAACAAATAATACACATTGATTTCTGCTAAAGTTTAACAAGTAATCATAATATCTTCCCGTTTCCGCAGTCTGCCGTACTGTTTGAATATAGTTATTAATTTGTTGTAAACTAATAGCATCGCGCTTCGTTAATTTTAAACGTAATTCAGTTCGATCAGGAGATATTTCATCAATCCTTAAATAAGGGTATTCATAATTACCAATTAAATTTTCAAAAAAGTTGACAGCTATTCGATATGTTCCGCCATTTAATTTTAAATTTTCAACTTGATTATATATGTCTAATACAAATGGCTGTGATTGAAAATTAATTAGTCTATTTCTATCATCATAAAATTCTGGTACTACCTGTAATGAATTAATACGATGATTTCCGGTAATCCATGTTTCTCCAGAATAAACGTGAAATTCTACTGTAGATTTATTAATAAGATCAGAATCGAATAACACAGAATTTTGAGTTTCAATATTTGCATTATCTAATTTTATTTGCTGTATACGAGTAGCAGACAAAGATTTTTTTGCTGCTAATATGTTTTCGATATTTTTATATTGATTTAACATTATTCAATCTCTCGATTCCATTCATCAACATTTTTAGATGCATCAGTTATTGACCAATAACTTTGATCTCCATAAATTCGATGATCTGCATTAATTGGTCTTGATTGTCCTCCTATTAAAAATTTATCTCCGATATCAAATTGCGAATTCAGAATAACTACATCTAATCTTGTAGTTCGTACGCCATACTGACCTAATGCAGGTTGATCTTCAAATTTTATAAATTCTCGATTTGGTTCTGTAGCTTCGGGACTATTTTTAATAATTGTAAAACCAGCAAATTGATCATTTAAATCAGTATTTACACGATATGTAATTTTTACTCGGAATCGTAAATCTATACCCGATTCTTTTAAACCTCTGCTAATAGTATATGCTCCTGGATTTGACTGAGGTAATCCATCAGCTACTACATTAAAATCAAGAGCAGTATAAGAAGGAAATACAAATGGTATTTCTACAAAACCACTTGGCGGTTTATATCTTGCAAACGCTATGTCTTGTTGTTCTGCTTCTTGTAATTGTAAATCTAAATCTAAACTTATATCTGGAATATCTTCGATAACTGTTCGTGCAGGAAATTTAAAATAGTTAAATCTAGTGTCTAAAACTTGCAACATACTTTGATTTGAAACATTAAAAGAATTGGTTTCGATTATAACATATGATCCAGATTGCACAATGACATTTCCAGATGCATCTCTTGGTATAACGTTATTGTTATTTGAAACAACAGTTAATCCATCATTAATATATTTTAATGATTGTTGTAAATTTACTGGATCTATTGTTCTTGAATCACGAATTGCCATTATCTAACTACTTTAAAATAAATTTGGTCGTCGATATACTCTTCTGTAAATCCATCTTCAATTTTTAATTCTATGCGATAATACCTTTCTGGCATAAAACTATTCATGTCTACGTAAATGAAGTTACTAGTGCTATCACAACTTACTTTATTATAAATATTATCAAACGGAATTATGTACTCATCCGTAGCCGCATCTCGAATTGCATAATATGTAGTAGTAGGTAAATGTTTAACAGTTTGGGTTGGAAATAAATTTGTTGGAGATTTTCTAGGAAATTTATCACGAGCATAAATTCTTATTTTAGTTATCTCTGTGTCTTTATATGTTGGTTTTGTTTTGCTGTAAGTTAAATATGAATCTAGGTCTACCGAAGACAATGATCCTGTTGTAAAAGTGCTGTTATCCCAGTACATAGTTAATCTAGGAACATATATAGTATGAGTTTCTCGACTAAAAAATCTTATGATTCCTGTCTTGGTAGTGTCAGATTCATCTGCTTCAGAAAACTTAACTAAAAAGCCGTTATTTGCAACATCAACACCTCCACTTCCTGATATCCATGTTTTAACTGCTTCAGTTACATCCATATTAATATCAGTAGGACGATATGAAAAATCTTCATCTAAATCTAAACCAGGCTGATAAAAATATGCAGAATCAAAAGAAGATGTATCAAAATATCCACTTCCTGATTGCCACAACCAACTACCACCAGTACCAGAGCCAGATATATACAAACTAGGTGCACCGGTATTTATTTGTTGACTGCTAGATATCCAAGATGATCCAGATAATGTAGCACCTCCACTATATGGAGCATAAGACCAAGAAGCAAACGGAGTCGCCCATGATATACCATCAGTAGTTGCAACACCTGCAGTTTCATAACCTGTGCCATTAGTCCAAGGCTGTCCCATTAATTTAGCATCTAACGTATATTCAGCCGGTAAATTTTTTGCGTGAGTTGTAAATAATTGTAATACGAATTTACAAGAATTTAAATCTGCAGAATACTTTGAAAGAACTTGTGTTATCTCTGACATATCAAATTTAACAACAAATCTAGACTTAACCAACGTTTCTCCGTCAGTATCAAGTTGTTTTCCTACTTGAAGTATTTCATCTAGTCCTGTATTATATGTTTTGAGACTAGAAGCCTCATACATAGTTGCATCACTATCTGCATAAAATATTCTAAACATAATTAACTTCCCGATCCGGTACTAATCATCAAGTAACTACCACTTCTCCAAAGTTGTCCTGGATTACCTGGATCTGCCGTTGGCAGTGAACCTGTAATAAACACAATTCCAGATTGAACATCTAATCGGTCGACAGATGCAGACACAGCTGTTACAGAAGATCCACTCATATATGAACTAGAAATTGCGTTAACTACATATGAAGCAGTTTGAGCTGTATTAACATATGAAGCACTTTGTGCTAAAGTTACATATGAAGCTGTGTTAGCAGTTCCTGTTAATGTTCCAATTAAACTTCCTGTTACGTTTACAGATCCGGAAAATGCAATATTTTCAACAGTATTACCAGTTAAAACATTATATACATCAGAAACATAACTTGCTGAAATAAGGCCTCCTGCAACGATATTTGTGCGATTATCTCGTATTACGCCCATTTTATAGTCCTTTTAGTATAAATATAAAGATGTTAAGAACTTACGACTCTGCCTCGTATATCTTGATTAGGAAATTTTACTTCGAATATACTAGGGTCTAATGAAGGATAAATTACTCCATTACGTGTAGCAGATGCTAAATCATATACATTACCAGAATACCCTCGATCACTATCATATTTATTTTCAAAATAAACATTAACGACATTTTGTACACCAGGAATATTTCCTATTATATTCTGTGCTTCTGATTTTATAATTGGTTGATTGATTTGCCAACGATCAACATCGAAATATTTTTTTAATTCATTAACACAATTCAATAAAACTTCATTGCTATTATAATTTGATA